ATCCATGTTACGTGCGGTAACACCCTCAGCTTTACCAACCCCGGTGAGGTAGTCGTCGATGAACACTTCATCGGGACCATTCTCAGCCAGCTGTTGCCACGCTAAAGTTCTAAACTCAGTTGGATTAGCGGCGATATCCTCAGCTGACCACTCCTGTGAACGGTACCCTGGTCTTACGTTCTTTTCATCTATCAGCCCATCAGCCGCCAGACGTCGAGCGTGCTTGAGATAGAAGTTGTCACGCGTAGATGAGACATTGTTGACCAGTGAGGAGAAGCCTTCAGCATCCCCAGCGTCAAGACCACGGGAGTTAATCTGACCCTCAAGTTCCTGGAGAGCCTCAACAGCTTTCTGTTTACTAGCTTGAGCGGAGTTTAGTAGCGATTCCTTAGCTTCTATTCGAGCCTGGAAGTTAGCTGTATCAATCTCAGCACCATCGGCCTTACCAACAGCCCTATCCATCGAATCATTAATCTTGTCGATATCAGCCCGTAGCTTGTCGATTTGGGCATCCCACTTGGTAGAGTTATCCTTAGCGACCGAGAGTTTATCACCGAAGCTCTTAATCTCATTCCGAGACGGAGGCTTCTCCCCAGGTAGATAGTCGGAGAATGGCTTGATTATCCGGCTGGCTTTACCATAAGCACCATCCATCCACTTATCAATCATGTCATCGGTCTGCTTGAGGTGTACCTGCAGCTCAGCACGTACACGGTTCAGACCTTCTTCCATAGCTTCCTTCATGGGTTGTCCCTTACGGACACCCTCGGTTAACTCAGAGGACTTCAACAGTCTGTCAAAGGATGATATGACTTCCTCTAGTTCTCTGTGTTTACCACCGGACACAGCCTTACGTAGGGTTCTTATGATACCCCGCTGTCCACGCATTACGTTGAGCCCAGGCTTGTCCAGTGCACGCGAGATAAACCCAAGGTCAGCAGTAGCACCACCGGACCTGTTAATCTCCATGTCCGAGTAGTCCTCTACCCGAGCAGCACCACCGGACTTATGAGCTAGGTCGTCTGCGGATTCGACAAAGGTTTGGTCATCGATAACCTTGGTTGTACCTCGGTTCATAATCTTGTTAAGACCAGCACCTACCCCAGCTGCCGCAGGTACGCCAATGGCTAACTGCATAGCAAAGTCTGAGGTTGTATAGGTGGGGTCGTAGGCATCACGAGCCGCAGCATCGAATGCCAGCTCAGGAGCCGCATACTTCACAGCGTTCCAGGCCGCAGAGCGAGCGCTGTTAGCTAGTGAAGGTGCAGCACCTACGTTGATAATTAGGGAATCCACGATGACAGCTGCGGTTGCACCTAGGACATAACCAAAGCCACCCGACTCCTCACGGTCCCTCCGAATCTCCTTAGCCTGGTGGTATCTCTGCAGCCAGAACTCAGCAGCCTGAGGGTTGAGTGCCCACTCGTATTCCTTCAGCATCTCATATGCCGAAGGGTCCGAGTCTTGCAGCTTACGCATCTCATCCAGGGTGGACTTACGCGCTTCATCAGCTGCTTCCCATTCACTACGTCGGACAATGAAGTCCTCATTTAATTCGTTGAAGTCAGGGCGGGACATGACGTCCCCGGTTGCCATGATTCCAGCGCCTACCGTAGACCATTCACCAAAGGCAAACCCAGCGCTGTCCCAGGTGGACATACCCTCGGTACCCATCTGAGGGAGTTGCGACCCAGAGACCTGGGCCGCTCCTCCTCTGATTGCTTCAGAGATTTCTCTGTCGGTCACTGACACCGCAGGGGCATCAGTCACATTAGTGCCAGTGAGTTCAGACATTGTTACCTCATAAATTTATCAGCCAGCGCTTGGCGCTGCATCTTAGTTAGGAACCTAGCCGCGTCCTTCTGTGGACCATTCAGGTTCTGTTTGAATACTCGGGTTTCCTTAGCGATTTCCCGAGCGACTCGGTTCCATTTACCAGTCATGATGTAGCGGGATAGACGGTCGGTTAAGAACGCAGGTCTTCCCTCTGACTCATTCCACGGTGAGTGGTACAGGTACTCCGTGAGTGCTTGACGCTTAGTGTCATCCATCGTGACTCCGGGGAGCCACTTAGGGTAGTTGGACATGATGTTGTTGATACGGGTAGCGGCCAGAACCTTATGCTGTTCCGGGGTAATCTTATTGATATCCCGAACGCCAAGTCCTGCCATCTCAAGCTGGGACTCCGGCCAATCAAAGCGGTAGCCATGACCAGTCACAGTATCCCCGGTTCCCGTAGACGGCATCTCAGCTGGCCGTCCTTCAACTACTTCACGTACATACGGCTTCCATGTGCGTCCCTCGGACGTACCTTGGCGAGCCTCGATGACACCCTGGAGCACCTTGGTCCGAACCTCGGGGTCATTCATGTCCACCGGAGTATCTGGGTCAACACCAGCATTCCGCGCCACGACAGCCACTTCGTTCTCTGGAGTATCACCCTCGGTCATAGACCTTACGGCATCCTGGATGTGGGTGCTTTCGAGAATCTTGGTGAGCTTCGCGACATACTTAGGGTCGGTAGCGTAGCCACCAGCCTTAAGTCCACCGAAGTATTCCTCTCCGCTCTTAGCGTTGAGTGCTCCAGAGTACCGACTACGGTTCTTCAGTAGCTCACCATAGTCTTTGATGGAGTCACCCCAGGAGTCATACGCCCGGAACGAGTCATCCATGACGACCTTCTTACCGTCGATGTACTCATGCGTCGTGAACGTCTGTCCTTCACCCTTGATGCCGAACAGAGCGTTACCCTTGATGTGCTTACCCCAGCCACTCTCCAGCGCTGCTTGAGCGATGATGTACTCGGGTTTAACCCCAAGCTCCTTAGCCACATCGTGCAGCTGCGGAGTGTTCCACATCTTAGACACAAACCCAGCGGGGGTACCCTCGGCGCCATCAGGCATCTTGGTCTTACCGTTGAGCATGGCTCGGATGGTACGTGCACCTTCTGACCACACCTTAGTGAAGTGGTCTTGTGCAGCTTGGATGCCCTCAGTTGGTGTCGTGAACTCCTGGTTGGGTAGTGACGCCGGGTTATTAGCCTTGGACACTTCAGACTCACCAATATGGGAAGCGACACCGGGTGGCTTATAGTTAGACATAGGGTTGGAAGCCATGATGTTCTCTAACGTAGCCATAGCCAGTCGCTGCTTGTTAGGGATATAGTTGTTCTCCCTATTCGCCATATCCACAGCCTTCTCACCGTACTGGTCAACAAGATGTAGCGCATCAGGGTGTGCCTGGCCTGCATCTACAGCCGCAGCTACAGAAGCACGTACAGCACGCTTCTCTTGTTGGACATCAATAGCAGCAGGCCCCTCGGAAGGAGTACCAGCTGTACCGGGCTGTGGTACTGATTTCATAAGTTCCTCATCCATAGATTCAAGCATGTCCTCGGTTACGTCCTGGTTTAACTGGGCGCGGCGCGCAGCCACGTAGTTCCCATTCCGTGCGTAGGCATCCGCCATCTTCTGATGGAAGGTGGTGAGGTTCATATCCTCGGCTCGCTTCTTAAGCTGGTCGATGGTAGGCTTATCCACGGTCCCAATCTCAGGTGCCCAGCCGAAGATACGAAATGCCTTCATCCAGTACCCTTCGTTCTCAGGTCGCTGCTGGAGGTATGCACCCTTGGTACGCATCTCCCAACCCTGCTCGGTTCTCTCAAAGTACAGTATACCGTCTTCGGTGATGTTACCTTTGGTTCCAACCGGAGCGTCCGGTAGTGGGTCAGAGGTGTACGTCCCATCATCCCGTTGGTAGACACTACGACGACCTTCCTGCATCCGCTCAGCCAGCTCCTTCGTAGGTATGATAAAGGGCTCCCCAGGTATAAGTATGATTGGACTGTCGTTAGCTGTGAAGTCTGGCTGCATTACTGAAAATGAGCCGTCATTGTTGGGCCTAAGTCCTACACCAGTCCCAAAGGTATTCTCCCTGTGAGCTGGGTCAATCTGAGGTGGAGTAGCTACGGTGTGCTCACCGTCAACTACGGCTGGCCCAAGGTTAACAGGAACCTGTACTTGTGAACCGTCTGAGCGATGCTCAATAGCGAACGTAGGCTTACCAATGAACTGAGTGACTACATTTGTGAACTGCTCTTTAGTTAAGTCCTTATGTAGTGAGGCACCAGCTGCCGCATAGTTGAGTCTCTTCTCAATATATACTCGCGTAGCTAAAGCCATACCGGGCTCTAAGGCTGACTCGTCAACCCCCCAGTGTTTAGCTAGGTTTGCTCGGTTGTCATCCATGTCGAGGAACTCATCCACTACGTTCTCATTAGCCTCAACCCATGTCTTAGACTTGAACAAGGTACGGGCCGCATTCTGAGTAGGGACTCCGCTATTGAATGCAGATTGCATACTCTCAGCCCAAGCAACCTGGGCTTTCTTCATATCCTCAGAACTCTTAATCTCCCGAGCCATCATGTAGGCAATCTGAGGTATGACCGGGCTGTTATTAGGTAACAGCGACTCAATGTCTACATTGTGGAGATGTGTCAAGTTAGACGCGCCAACCGCAGCTACAGCCTTGAATAGCTCATACGCCTGGGGAGTATCTGACCTCAGGGTGTTGGCAATCGCACCTTGGACTTCGGACCGTACATCCCCGGTGGTATTAGCTACCCCCTGGATAAACCTATCGACATCAAGAGGTTGACCGTCGGCTAATCCCTTCACCGCATCCTCAATATAATCATTAGCCGCCTTAACCGACACGCCCTCACCACGGGCAATAGCCGAGGCTGCACCCTCACGCTTATGCCGTGCTTTGATTTTCTCATAGAGACGGACCATCTCAGGGTCCAAAGGGCTAATGCCAGTCTTCGAGCTGTTAGCTACTGCCTGGTTCCAAGCCGCCTGTGCCGCAGCTGCGTTCGGAGCATACGCTACTGAAGCGTTTAGCTCCTTATACGTCTCAGCTGTAGCAGCCTTGTCGCGTGACCTAGCGAGTTCCCTGGATTGCCTTAGGATAGTCTGAACTTTAATTGGGTCCATAGCACTGAGTAGTGGACCACCGAACTCTGGAGTTTCCTCTGTGAGGAGTTTGGTAGCGGCCAACCGTGTGGACTCATCTTCCCCAGCTTGCGATAGGTGCAGAACCTGGGAAGCAACCTGCTCCTTAATACTACTGAAGTTCTCCGCAAGATTACCCTGCATACCCGAGGCGTGTAGCTTCATGGAGGACATGATGTCTTTCATGGATGAGCCGTCAGTAATCATCCCGTTTAACACTTCACGGGACTGAGTCAGCTGCTTCGCGTTGAAGGTCTCAATCATTATCTGACGCTGCTGGCCTACGGCACGTGCAGTACCCTTGGTCACCATGTCGTAGACGCTACGTTCAATCGTAGGGTTGTCGATGCCCTGGAGTTCCTTAGCGATAAACGAATCGAGGAACGCTTGTGGGTCATCGGTTGGACCCAGGTGCTGCATAGCCTTCAGAGCATCTTTGGTGATACCCATGCCCATCGACTGTCCAGCGATGGTGGGCATCATCTTAGCAATAGAGGGTCGGTTCATTCGTTCGTTGATACTGAATGCCGACCAGTCACCCGAGCGCGAGGCAGCATTAGCCGCCTCTGGATTGCGCTGGATGTCGAGATAGAGCTTATCAAGAGCTTGCTGGTCCTTAAGTAACTCAGCTTCCTCCTGCTCGGCAGTTACCTTACCTGCGAAGGAATTGAAGGCTTTGGCAATACTGCCCCAGCCTCCAGCTTGAGCCTCAAGCCCACGGGCTACTGACTCAAGTCCGCGACCTGCGTCTTGGACGTTGATGTACTTGGCCTTGTTGGCAACCGCTCTCTCACGGACTGTGGTCCGCTCTCCGGGTTTCCTGTTAATAGGACCAAAAGCCATTGGTGTCTCCTAGTTAGTACCCAGCCTCACCTGAGGCGGGGAAACGACCCTCACCACTCTGAGGCCCAACGTAGTTTCTACGTGGGAGTGGAGCGACTGAGGATGATGATGTAGTCATTGAACCTGATACAGAGTAGGCCGTATCGAGCATAGTACCTGCGGCATTACCAAAGAAGTTCAGGTTGTTACCCTGTTTAGCAAGGTTGTTACCCTGCTGCGCGAGACGGTTCTCCTGTTGGGAACTCCGGTCTGCCGTGTTAGCTGCAATCGACTCTTCGATAATGGACACTTGACGTGACCGCTTCTGTGATTGCATCTCCTGTCGGTTGGACTCAATACGTGCCTTGTCCAAGCCAGCGATGAATCCCGCAGCGGCCCCGGCTCTAGCCAGGGCTGCTTTAGTGACTCCACCGTCAGCAGCGGACGCGATGAGTGTGCCCAGTTGGATGTCGAACTCACGTGCGCGGTCCGACTTCTTCTCACGAGCCACTTCATCTTCACGCTTCTGTTGTCGGGTTATCTCTTCAACTTCACGGCGAGTCTGCTCGTCCCGTGCAGCTATACGCTGTTCGATAGCATTGTTACGAACATCTAACGCTTGGTTACGGACGTCTAGGGCTTGATTCTGTAGACGGGTTTGCTTGGCAGATATGCCAATGTTAATCACCGCTGGTAGAACCTGTGCCATTATAGGTAGGGCCTGAGCCATGATAGTTACCCCTGTCTACTGAGTTCGTTCCAGAATCCTCTCCACTGAAGGGAGGTGATAACGGACGGCGCAGCCTTGTCGTTAATGATTTCAATCTTGGTATCTTCACCACGAGAGTGAATGACATGACGTTGTGAGTCGGTGGATTGCAGTGATGCGTCGTTAATCATCGCGCCACCACCAAGGACTTTACCCTCATAGGTTTCGGATTTAACATCCCGTCCACCATCTGAGGTTATCTGCATCTTGTAGTACCCAGTCTCCTCAACGAGGATAGTCACGTCCTGAAGCTGAAGACGTCCATTAAGAATGGGCGCGTTCTCTTCACGGATGTAGATACGACTGAGTTCAACCAGCATGGTGTACGGTCTACCGCAGTAGGCAATCCCAGCACTCCAGTCACCCTTCACAGTCATAGTGTTAGCCGTAGGGTAAGACACTTGCAGTTGCTGACCGGGTACAGTGAAGGCTGGACCGAGGATAATCTCAGCATCACCTTCGTTGTCCCAGGTTGTCGTGAAGGTAGTCAGGTTGGTACCTGAGTCATAGACCCCGGTCACTTCCTCACGCTGGTCTAGCATAGGAACCCAGGGCATACCCGTGGCTGTAGACTCACGTGTGAGACTCATCTTCTCTAGGTAGATGTTCCCGTCAGCACGTTCGATACACAGGTGTAGGTAGCCCTCGAAGACTTCAAAGCCGTGGATGACTTCGTTGGTACCAAAGGTGTACGTAGACCATGCACTCTGAATCTTAGAGGCATCATCGAAGAACGTGGTGTAGACAAACAGGCGATTATCATATGCGGAGGACTTCACCAGCATAGTCTGAGCCGCAGGGTCACCAGTCATCTTCTCGATGTCACTGGGGAGGTACGTGCGGATATGCCGTGAGACGTCCGTAGCTGTGTTAGAGAAGGACGAGTCTTGGAAGTAATACTCATAGACGATAGCCGTGTCCTCTACCTCTGAGGCGAAGTATAGGACGTCCCCAAGTGCCGCAGGTCTTGCTATACGTGACCCTCGGTACGTGGTGGCTTGGTTCATATCAGCCGTCTCTGGCGTCAATGGTCTACCCTCGCCTGAGTCTAATTCAAACTGAGCGTTAGCTGAGGTTAAGAACATGACCTTACGGAATACCTTAGCGAACTGGAGGATATTCACCTGGTCTGTCGTAGCTCCACGCTCGATAGGGTCAGAGTCCAATACCTCGGTAGCCTTAGCTGCCCATAGGTTAAACACATCTCCAGCCTGGGATAGGTAGCAGGTCTCGTCACTGAGGAAACCCAGTCGGTTCCTGTAGAAGATGATGTCATTGATAACACCACCGATAAACCCAGGTGCCGGGTTGAGTTCTTCATCCCCGGACGGACGTGACGTCCACGTTGCCGCACTGAAAGTATAAGTTGAACCATCAGCGGAGCGTACTAGCTGATGGGGTAATGATGACTCATCGAATGAGTTAACTGCGGTCGGGTCGACGGTCTCCTGCCAGACACTACCAGCCGAGTCCTTAACGTAGTAGGAGCCAAACCCATCAGTATCACGCCCGATAACCTTGTAGATACTCCCACCACCTGAGGCGGCTGGGAGGTCACTGAAGGTCTGCTCAGTCCCGTTAATGGTTCCACTAGACGCTGGACCCATGCGGGTTGCCTGGAGTCGACTTGAGATAAACGTGTAGTCTGCGACCGAGGTTACCCAGAGGTCACTCTCAGTTGCACCCATGAGGTACGTGAGGTCTTTGAACGTAGCGCGTATGCTGATTGTCTGAGACGCCGAGGATGCCCCGGTGGTCATGGTGAAGCGGACGTAGTTGTGGTCACCTGTAGCTACAGCATCAATGGTTGTACTGAAGCTGCCAGAAGCACCCGTCTTACCTGTAGCTATGTCATTCCACACAGCACCATCAGCACTACCTTCGACCTTGAATACAGAGGAAGCATCGGATAACTCATAGGTCCAATCAAAGGTGGTCTCTGTTGAATCAAACGCGAGCTGCTTCTCGTAGTCCACACCACCGACTTCGATGATGTTAGTGTTGTTGATACCACCCTGGTCCACCAGGAACTCCCGGATGGTGTCCCCGATGACCACGGTCTTAGCAGCACCAGTGTTAGCGTCGAACACCTTAACGTCTGGACTACTCCCCAGCTTGAACGCTACAAAGACCTTCTCGTCTGCCGAGCGGTTAATACCGTGAATCTTATAGTCGTTGGCGGGGTCCAGCTGAGTCAGGTCGGCAATGAGCCGGGTGGGTGGACGCTTCTCAAAGCCTCCCGTTACGACAGAAGGGAAGGCGTTGTCCATCTCTTGAACTTGGTTAGGCTGTCGTACCTGTTGTGGTTGGCGGGATACACCACCGAATAGGGTTGGTACTACGCCACTTACCTTCTGTCCCATTGGTTAACTCCCGTAGGTAGGATTATATCTGTACGCTACTTCCCAAGCTGCGCGGTTATCCCTGAGCATGTTGTCGTCAGAGTTGGCAGCATCCTGTTGGATAGCGTCAATCATAGCCTTCTCCACGTCCTCACGGGTGAACTCAAACAGCGTCCGTGAGGCTACTGAGCCCTTCTGGAACTCATGTGCGGCGGCTTTGTAAATGTAAATCTGTAGATGAGGCGGGAGGTTCTGGAACTCCAGCATCTCAATGACATCACAGGTTATCTCAGTGAGGTCTGTAATTGTCTCTGAATCGTTATCAACGTCATACAGCAGCCACATCGTGTTATCTGCTGAACGCTTAAGCATAACATTGACCCATCCCGAGGGGGACGAGTGTGAACTCAAACGTCTACCTCTAGGGTTGACTGAGTCAATACGTAGTACGTTGACCCCCACGATGAACTGGTCAGATGCGTTAGGGGTAAACTTAACATTGCGTCGGGTATTACCATGCCAGCCTTCAGACTGGATGCGGCGCGAGGTCTCATTGAGGACTGCTTCAGCGCGCTCAGCATCAATCTGCCCACTGCTCAAGGAGGAGACAGCTTGCTCGTTGATACTTCGCAGCATCTGGTTCACAGCCTCCAGGGTAGTCATGTGTGCCGATAGGCTCATATCTGTCTCCATGAAAAAATGGGGGGCCCAAGTTCTTAACTTGAGCCCCCCGGGGGTTTGCACGTGAGGAGGAGAACGTGCAATTCTGTTACTGCTTAGACGTCAGCGACTTCCCAGCAGATTTCGTTACGGAGAGGTCCGTGACCGACAGCCATCTTGGCGACAACGAAGTCTTCCTGACGGCGAACGTCACGAGTTTGCTCCATGCCCATGCCAATCAGCTTCACGGTGCCAACACCTTCTTTACCCCAAGCTACACCCAGGGTGTTGCTGTAGTCGCCACGGTACTTGGCTTTGACTTCTGCGTTAGCAGTGTCGTCAGACTGAGGGATAAGGTTAGACATCCACATGCAGACGTTACGGAGCTTGATGGAACCGTCACGGTTTGCGCCGCCAGCTTGAGAGAACGTGTGGTCCTTCTCAGCGAACAGGAATGGGTTAGCAGCAGCTGCACCAGCTTGTGCGAACATCGTTGCGTCGAACGTAGCAGGCGGAACAGCCAGGTGAATCTCACCGTCGTAGTCAGCCTGGTCAGCGTCTACCTGAAGGGCACGCATAACTTCCCACCACTGGTCGCCAGCGGTAGCCGAGATGGTACCGGAGACGTCAGCGCTGAGGAGACGCGTTGCATCAGGGAACGGGCTCGTGCTGGCAGCACCAGGAAGAGCAGCAGACTGTTTAGCAGTTGCGAGGATGGTGCGGTAGACGTTCTGGTCGAATACGCGAGCGAGGGCTTTGCCAAGCTCAGCCGTGTACGTACCACGAACTTGGAAGTGGCTCATTGCCTCATCCAGGTCATAGATACCGATGTGCGATACAAGCAGGCCGTCGATAGAAATGACGCGCTCGGTCTCATCAGTGTCTTGACCCAGCATTTCTACACCAGCAGCGTGGTAAGAAGCCGAGACCTTCCAGGTCTTGGGGAACTGAGCAGATTTACCAGCAGACAGGTCACGTGATACGTGCTTGTCAGCAGTGTGTACCTTCTCGGAGAAGGCAGCATAAACTTCACCACCGAAGACTTTGAGGAACAAGCCTTGTGGGTCAGAAGTATCGGCAACGTCAGTACCGAAACGAGTAGGTGCACTAGGGTCACCAACGAATAGAGTCATTTTGAATTACCTTGTTGAGCAAAGGTTAAGGTTAAGGTTGTTGTTGTGTCCTGCTCAACTTTGGTTAACAGGTTGACGACCCGGGGCCTCATGGTTACCCGGGTCGCGCCTGCGCCGCCGTCACGTGGACAGACGTATTAGCTGATGGAGAAGGCTCCACCCAGCGCTACGTCGATGTCGACGGTCTCTTCACCCAGGCCAATCAAAGCCACACGGATGACGTCACCAGGGGCAACGGCGTCGACGATGGTGTCGCACTCAGCGACGATGGTCTCAGCATCCATCTCGTCAAAGACGTACTCGTTGGCAACGGATTCGTTGTCCAGAGTAGCGACGAGTTCGCTGTTCTTGTAGATACCAGCAGCTACTTTGTCGGCAGCTTCAGGTGTAATCGTGCCAGCAGCCAGCGTCAGAGCGCGGACGTTAACACGAGCGGCAGCTTGGACTTCACCTTTGAAGATGAGACCAGGCTGACCGTCAAGGGCACCAGCGGTACCGTTGTCTGCAGCAGTTGCGCTGTACTCCCAGTGAGGGTTAGGTGCGATACCTTCCATCGCTAGGGCTTCCGCGCCCTCGGCTACGGTCTCAGCAGCAGCTGCTTCGGAGAAATCACCGTGGACACCAACAGAGCGTCCACCGGATTGAATGAGGTTGTACTTAGGCATTCTTAGATTCCTTGAAAGATAGGATAGTTGCGTTGCACGCTATCGCGATACGCACATGGTCACCCACAACAGGGTGAACGAAGTGTGGTAGCCAGTGTGGGAAGGTAAGCATCCTCCCATCCTTAGGCTCAATACGAGCGGCTGGCTGAAGGTTCAACCCAGGTGCCTTCACGGAGCCCGTTGGACGAGTGTCTACGAACTCAATGGTACCAGGTTGAATGCGGACTCCGGTTGCCATTGTCACATCCTCTACCTTCTCCCCAACGTCCACGTAGTAGACGCCAGAGAAGTGGCAGTTAGGATGCGTATGCACGGTGGCGTATCCCCTATCGGAATACATCATAGCCCACGCAGCGAGCTTCATCTGTAGCTCACCTTTGTAGTTTGAATAGTTGGATGCGTACTGTATGAACGCTTTATGGAACATGTCAGCGAGCATCTGACCAGCCTCACCTGTGGTTGACAGTACGTCATCCTGGGAGTGCCACGTCTCGGAAGAGTTGGAGCGATAGACCCCCTTGGGGTCCAACGCTCGCTTCTTCCAGAGAGCGTCCTTCAGGTCATCGTTCATAGGGCCTGCTTCAGGCCAGTCGATTTGCTGAAGGTCGGTCGGGAAGATTTGCAGAAGGTCAGCCTTTACGTCCATTGAATAACCACCATATAACTGCGCCCAGTGCGGCTGCAATCAGGATTGACAACATCAGTCGTCCTCCACGTCAAAGCCATTGGCTCGGTCATAGAAGCAGGCGGCGAGTGCACAACCTACGAACACGAGACCAAGCCCTACGAGTAAAGGCCAGACAGGCATCATAAGCCTCCCGTGTGCCGACGTGGGTTGAAGTCAAAGGACGCACCCATAGCGCGGCGCTCCACTTCAGCGCGATAGCTAGGGTCGGTGGAGTAGCGTGGGTCACGCATAGCGAGACTCATCTCTTCCATCGAGCCAAACCCAGCGCTAGATGGTGGGACTTGCGCGGCCCCTCCCCGGGCGGGAGCCGGGGCAGCTGGTGGTGGTGGCGGAGCAGCCGGGGTTGAACCCGGGTTCTGTAACCCAGAGTGCTGCCATGCGGTAGCAATCCCGGCTTCACGGGTAATGGGGTCACGTAACATCTCATCAATCTTGTTACGGACTTCTAGGCTGGCGTTATCCACCAGGCCGTTGTAGACCTGGGTGAATGTTTCTTCACCACCAAACCTAGTCATTACATCAGCCACTACCGACTCAGTGTCGGATTGGACCATACGGACGTAGTTACGGGCGATGTCTTCCGGGATACCAGACTCAGCCAGCGCGGCGTAGTCGTCGTCTCCCAGTTCACCCGTCTCAGATATCTTGGACGATAGGGTGTCCCAGTCAAGCCCAGCGTTCTCAACAGCGGCTTGCGCACTGTCCGCCGATGGCTCCTGGGACGGCTCGGGTTGTTGTGGTTCTGGAGTCTGAGCACGCTGGCTCATCTTGAACTCCAGTTCCTTTGAGTAACCCTGCCAGTTGAAGTTGCCTTCCTTGTAGTATTTATCGAATGATGCTTGGTCGACACCCAATGACTCTGCGGTATCTACCGGAGCGGTTTGGATGTCTTCTGGATTGATATGTTCTTCAGCCATGATGTCCTCCTCAGAACAATTAGCGACCTTGAATAGCTCGTAGACGGGCCAATGCTGACCCACCTACAGGTGCGGGTGCCGGAGCTGCCGGAGCAGCTGGAGCTGGCGGATACTGACGTTGCGCTGGTGGTGGTGGTGTCTGAGCGGGTGTCAGACGTGATGCACCCTGAAGTACGCGGTCCAAGTCTTGAAGCAGCTGAACCTGCTCAGGTGTAGCGTTACCGTTGGAGTACGCTTGCTGAGCCTCGTAACGCTGCTGTGCGGCGGCGAGGTCGTTACCGTCCCCACCAACGAATACCCCAGTGTCCCCCGTCAGACGACGGAGTCCAGCATTAGGGTCCAGTTCTTCAATCTTGATATCAGCCATTCTGCCCTCCTCCGGCTCCGGCTTGTTTAACGGCTTCCTGGGCTACCCCAGGTGCCACGGACTGTGCGAGCTGTGCCTGCTGCTGCTGTTGCATCTCAGCCTGCACCTCATCCTGCCCCTTAACTGCATCCGGGAATCCGAGACCAGTCATAATCTTATTCAGGACAACCGGGAACTTGATGTGCATCAGTCCCTGCTCCCCGAATTGGGCAACAATCTGTGCGGCTTGGATGCCACGCTCAACGTCACGCTCACGGCTCAGAGCTTCTAGCCCCGTCAGGATAGTAGGTTGTAGTTCATCCTTACCTACCTGAGGGAACTCACCCTGAGCCTTCATTTGCTCTAGCAGTAGGATGGTTCGACGCTCTAGCATCTCAAGTGAGATGGACGAGAACGTACCACCAAGTACCGACTCTAGTTCCTCGATGTCACGCTTAATCTCAGTAGCCGTCACGCGCTCAGCATTACGCTGACCAGGTGCCAGTAACAGGAATCCACGGGACAGTCGTTCTTCCAGTCGTTGAATAGCATCAGCCGTGACCTGGTACCCAGCTCCGTTAGTGAACTGCTTGAGTTCAACGGACTCCGGGTCACCGAGTACGACGTCGCCATTGGAGATGCGGGTGATGCGGTTACGTACACCCTGAGCTGTAGCACCTGGGCGGACCATGACAAAGTTCATAGCGGCCATAGCGCCCTGCTCTAGGGCTTGCTTGGACATAGAGTCCAGTGAACGCAAGTCAGCCACATGCTCTTCGACCTTGGAGCGACCATAGTCTTCCCCGGGTGTACGTGCCCACGTCAAGAACAAGAACGGCAGTAGGTCTTCCTCGAACTCCTCGGAGCCACCGAATGAGGTACCGAGCTCTGACTCACGCCAGACCCGATAGCGACCATCGGTCATCAGACGGATGCCAATGTAGACACACACGTCATCTTCGGATGACCCAGAGCGACCTGGGTAGTTGGCCGCTGCATCCCCCGGCGCACTCACACCTTCTGGTAGCGCGTCTCTATCCCACCATTCCTTGATGATGCACTCGATAACGCGACCGCGCTCATCACGACGCCACACAAAGTGGTCAAGTCTATGGATGCGGATAGTGTTGTCAGGCATGAACTGCTCAGTGACTGAACCGCAGGTGATAAGCTGCTGTGTCGTCTGGAGAGTGGAGGCGCGCCAATTAGCGCGTTCTACACCATGCTGAACTAGACGTTCGCCCTTGGCGAGACTCTGTTCAACCTCAGGTGGAACCTCTCCGTCGAGTTCAAGGAGTTGTTTGGGTGGAATGTCGAGACGAAGGTGTGGGCGGCCAGCGGGGATGAGCGCCATCGTCACCCTGGATGACAGGGAGACGACTCCTACTGAACCTAGGGATTGATAGGGTTCTACCAGGTGTGACTTACCATCGTGTCCCTCAAGGGGCATCAACGATGGAATGGTCAACATCGCATTGTGCCGTGCCCTTTGAAGGAACTGCGTACGATGGACCGAGAGTTTCTCGTAGCGGTCCTTCAGGGACATATTAGCCTCCTACGATGGATACACCGCCTCGGGTGTTGGATGTGTTAGCGCCAGCTTTGGCTTCTTTAGCACGACGGGCAACTACTGCTTTACGCTGCTTCTCAGCTGCGGTCTCAGCCGCTGGGTTGACCTTCGGTGCCTTCTCAATAGGTGCAACCTCAGGCTGCTTAACAGGCTCAGGTGCGGCTTGTTGCATCACTGGGGCTGGAGCTGGGGCTGGAGCTGGCTCATCATCACCACCAAAGGCGCTGACGATTGAACCAATAGCTCCGAAGATAGGCATCATCTCCATGACTAGCTTCCTCCTGGGATGTTGATACCACCACGGGTTGTAGACCCGGGGCTGCGGAGTTGTGAGCGCTGGGACGTGACCCGGCGTCGCTGTGCAGTCATACCATCAGCAGCCGTGGCACCAGCCTGCTCAGTCTTGGGTGGTGGCTCAGGTACTGGAGGCGGTGTGGGTGGTGGAGG